CCTAGGCGGGCAACTTAAATATATTCTCTAAATCTTCGTTACTTTGACTCAACTTTAATTGAAAGTTCTGGAGCTTGGATGTTTACTGTTTCAACGGATTCACCGATTACTTTGCCTAGGGAGTCTAGGATTTGTGCTGCTGTTTGCAATTGACCTTTTGAAATGGCTTTGTTAAATAAGCGTACTCTCATTGCTTGAAGGCGAGGTAACATATTTTCTCTATCTTTATCCCAATCTTCGGTATTCCAGTGTTTTACACGACCCCAATCTTCCCAGGCAGTTGTTATTGAGATCTGTTCAATTTTTGAATGTTCTATTACAAGTTGTCTAGTAGTTTTGCCGTCAAGTTGTCGTGAGTATAAACGTTGAGCACGTTCTTGAACTTTTTCTGCTGTAGAGCGAGCTACAAATCTAGGTCTGCGAGTTTTATTCGCTTGAGCTACTGGAGGTGTTATATCGTTGGGAAAGGTAGAAGAAGCCACGGACTTAATCTGAGAGGGGTTAATAATCGAACTATAACCTAAAAATGCGGAAATAGGCTATAAATAGGGGGTATAGATTGAAAATTCTGTTATTTTTAAGTGTATGGCGGTAAAAAACAAACCAGAAGTAAGTTTAAGGTATGCACAGGGGGAGGTATTTAATTGTGATAAAAGATTTCGGGTATTGGTTGCAGGAAGAAGGTTTGGTAAATCATATTTATCCTGTATTGAACTGCTCAGAGGAGCTATCAATCGACCTGGTGAGGTATATTTCTATTGTGCTCCTACTTATCGTATGGCAAAGGATATTGCGTGGAAAGAATTAAAGAAGTTAGTGCCTAAAGTTTGGGTTCAAAGTAAGAATGAAACTGATTTAAGGTTGGAACTGATTAATGGATCAACTATTGAGTTGAAGGGAACTGAAAATGCGATGGCATTGAGGGGTAGAAGCCTAGCAGGGGTTGTATTAGACGAAGCAGCGTTTATGGATCGAGATGTATGGGCAGAGGTAATTAGACCTGCTCTAGCGGATAAACAGGGGTGGGCATTGTTTATTAGCACACCTGATGGCACTGCAAGCTGGTTTTATGATATGTGGTGCTTTTGTGGTGAACAGGAATGGGACGATTGGAAAAGATGGAGTTTTACTACGATTGAAGGTGGAAATGTGGCAGCAGAAGAAGTTGAAGCTGCTAGGTCACAATTAGATGCGAGAACATTTAGACAGGAATTTGAGGCTAGTTTTGAAAATCTTACTGGTTTGGTTGCTGTTAGCTTTTCTGATGACAATATTGATAAAGAAGTGCAAGACCTACATATGCTGCCATTGTTGTTGGGTTTAGATTTTAACGTTGATCCGATGGCTGGAATTTGTGCTTATAAGCATGACAACAATTTATATGTATTTGATGAGATCATGCTGACAGGAGGTGCTACCACATGGGATTTTACTGAAGAGGTTGTAAGGAGGTATGGAGTTGATCGTAGAATTATTGCCTGTCCTGATCCTACTGGTAGTGCAAGAAAGACCAGTGGAGTAGGAGTTACTGACCATACGATTTTAAGGAGGTCTGGTTTTACTGTTTTAAGTCCAAAAAGTCCATGGAAAATAAGAGATAAAATAACTGCTGTTAATACTGCCTTGCTTGATGCGA